TGACGTTCGCGGTACCTACGCGGTTCCTGACGCTGCTGACGGCTCAAAGCGCCTAACCCTTTGGATGTATATCTTCGACGATGACACCCAAACCGGCCTCTATGGCGTAACGCAAGCCTAATGATTGGGGCGGCCTTCGGGTCGCCCTAGTTACATGGAGATTGTAATGCGGGCGAAGAAGGACTTTCAGCTCAAGGCACAGCATAAGAACCCGAAGGGCGGCCTCAATGAAGCTGGCCGGAAGGCGTATAATGCAGCCACTGGTTCAAACCTCAAACGCCCTCAGCCGGAAGGTGGTTCTCGTCGTGACAGCTTTTGTGCCCGAATGAAGGGTATGAAGAAGAAGCTGACATCTGCCGAGACTGCTAAAGATCCGGACAGCCGGATTAACAAATCACTCAGAGCGTGGAACTGTTAACATGCGTGGAAAAAAGAATTTCATTGCCGAGGCTATCAAGAAGCCCGGCGCACTTCGTAAAGCGCTTGGCGCTAAGGCTGGCAAGCCGATCCCTGCAGGTAAGCTGGAGGCAGCCGCTAAGGCGCCCGGCAAAATGGGCCAGCGCGCCCGCTTCGCTATGACACTTAAAGGAATGAAATAATGGCTGATGCAGTAACTTCTCAGACGCTAGTCGATAATCAGACAACCGCTGTTATGCTGTTCACGAACATTTCAGATGGCACTGGCGAGTCTCTGGTAGCGAAAGTGACCGCTGCCAACCTAGCTGCCAACGCTCTTGGTCAAGCCTGCACGGGCGTAAGTGTTCAGAAAATCCATACAGCATGTCACGGGATGGAGTTCCGCCTCTTCTGGGGCGCGACCGCTAACGTGTTTTTCTTTGGATCGGCCCAGAATAATCAGGCAACATTCGACCTGTCAAATTTTGGAGGCCTTCGCAACAACGCTGGCGCCGGGAAAACCGGAAATATTTTGTTAAGTACTGCTGATGCGTCTAGTGGCGATACTTACACACTCATCCTTGAGATGACGAAATATTATAACTAATAGGAGTTAATCATGATCCTTCGTCGATACACAAACGCCAATGGTGATCAGCAGGAAATATGCCTTTCTCAGGAAGATTGGGAAAAGGTAACTGAAGAGTCGCTGGAAATGATGCTTGGCTTTAAGAAAGCTCCTGCACCAAAGGCTGAGCCTGCTGCCGAAGAAGCGCCTGTTGCTGAGAAGGCTGCAGCTAAGAGCAAGAAGTAATGCGTGGGCGTAAAGAGTCGCGTGTGAATGAGGCTGGCAACTATACGAAGCCAGACCTACGCAAACGCCTCTTTAACAGCATCAAAGCGCGTGCAACACAAGGGACTGGGGCAGGCCAATGGTCAGCCCGTAAGGCCCAGCTTTTAGCTAAGTCCTACAAAGCCAAAGGTGGCGGATATGCCGATTAGAAAGCCCCAGCAGTCCCTGAAAGACTGGACTGATCAGAAGTGGACTACCAAGTCTGGTAAGCCGTCCAGCAAAACTGGTGAGCGCTATCTTCCCAAGGATGCTATAAAATCGCTGACGCCGGCTGAATATGCTGCTACAACCAAAGCCAAGCGTGAAGGTAAAAAGGCTGGAAAGCAGTTTGTAGCCCAGCCCAAATCCATCGCTAAGAAAACGGCAGGATTTAGATGACAACAAGCGGCACATATACGTTTGGCAACACTGAACAGATCGACATTATCACCGAAGCGTATGAGCGCGTCGGGCGTAATCCTGCATCTCTGGCATCGAATGACATCGATAGTGCGCGCCGTTCCATCAATTACATGTTTTCGGACTGGGCAAACAATGGGCCTAACCTGTGGGCCGTGGATCTCCAGAGTATCGTTCTGACTCCGGGAACGCTGTATTATGATCTAGAGCCTCGCACGGTTTCATTGCTTCAGGTGTACACCCGTACCACATCTGGGGGCATTAACACTGACCTTATGATGTCCCCGATCAGTCGGGCTGAATACGACGCCCTTCCTAACAAGGCGCAGGCCGGGGATCGCCCGTTCCAGTATTATTTTGAGCGTACAATAACGCCGCGAATATATCTTTGGCAGGTTCCGCAGGCTGCTGGCGTTACGTTGTTTTATCACCGCATGAAGATCCAAGAGGACGCAGGCGACTTTACCGATAGCATGGATGCTCCTAACCGCTGGATGGAAGCTATCGCTTCAGGTCTTGCTGCTAAGCTCGCGGTAAAGTTTGCGCCTGATCGGCTTAGTTTCCTTCAGGGTTTAGCGGATAGTTCATACGACCGCGCTGCAGCGGAAGATCGCGAAAAGGTTCCACTTCGTATCACTATAGATATGCAGGGGTATTAAATGCAGTACGGATTCGGACGCGGTAAAAAACACCGGACGCAACCGGATTTCGACGCCAAGTCGCCACGCGGCCTTGCGATCTGCGATGGCTGTGGCTTCATGGTTCAGCACACGGAGCTGCGTCAGAAGAAAGACTATCGTGGCGGATCTGTGCCGGTTAGCCTAAGCCTTCAAGTTTGCGCTTCTTGCGATGACGTTCCGCAGCCATATTTCAGTCGCTTGCTTCTACGAGCCGACCCCATACCGCTAAGAAACCCTCGCCCAGATTCGCAGGATGCGCAGACGAATGCTCAAGAAGCTGCAGCTAACGCACTCTCCATCTACCTCAACCAGCTATACGGACTCGGATAATGGCTAACGTAAAGATTACAGACCTCACAGCAGCCAGTACTCCTCTTGCGGGGACAGAGCTTTTTGAAGTCGTTCAGGCTAGTAACAGTCGTAAGGTGGCTGCATCAGACATCGCAGCAAGCGCGACAAACGTCCGCACGGTCGCGACTGGTGGCACTGGCGCTGCAACACTGACAGGTTACGTCAAGGGCAATGGTACGTCGGCGATGACAGCTGCTGCCACAGTCCCTTATGCCGATCTTGCGGGGCGTGCGTTTGCTCAGCCATCAAGTACTGTTGACCAGACTGGTAACGTCGCTGCCGCTACTGCTGTGACGTTCAACGCTGATTTGACAGGCACTGGCGTCAGTGTCGTTTCCAGCACGCAGGTTACGTTTGCTGCCGCTGGTACGTACATGCTCTGCCCATCCATCCAACTTTCAAACTCTGCCGCCGCTGACCACGACGCGACTATCTGGTTCCGCAAGAATGGAACCAATATTGCCAACTCAGCCACAATCTTGACAGTTCCAAAAGTGGGAGATGGTGGTACTGCCGTGTTCAGCTTGTCGTTTATTGATACAGTCACCGCCGGGCAGTACATTGAAATTATGTGGCTTCCTGAAAACGTAGCTGTAACAATTGAAGCCATAGCAGCCGGCGCAATCGCCCCAGCAATCCCCTCAATCATCTGCCCTGTGACGCGGATCGCGTAATGATCGAGCAGCTCATCAGCCGCGTATTCTACGCCCGCAATCTGGCTCACTTCGCTCACTGGCGCGCCAAGGGTGATGGCAGCTTTGCCAAGCATGACGCTTTGGGCGTGTTCTATGATGGCGTGATCGATACGATTGATCCGTTGGTCGAGGCTTGGATGGGTTCGTATGAGCTGATTGGAGCTATCCCAGTCCCAGAAGAAATGGAAAAAGATATTCTGAAGTGTCTTGAGTCCGATGCTGCTTGGATTGAAGCTAATCATGATAAGATCAGCAAGGGCAACCGCGCAGTTGGCAATCTGGTTGACACGGTAACGAGCGTGTATTTATCTGCAATCTATAAGCTACGGAATCTGCGATGATGGACACCACCACCCTCTTTACCATTCTAGGTTTTGTCATCACAGCTCTTAGCTTCATTGGTGCGCTGATAACCGTCTGGGTTAACCTCACCAACAAGCTGACTTTGCTTGAGGCGCGTCTTGGCTTTGGCGACGAGAAATTCAACGCTATCGACAAGAAATTTGATGAGGTGATGATGCACCTTCGCCGGATTGAGGATAAATTGGATAACAAGGCTGATCGTTAATGAAGTGGTTCTTGCTACCTCTCGCGGCTCTGGCGCTGATTGGCTGCAAAGACCGCTATCGGTATGACTGCCAAGACCCTGCGAACTGGCAGCAGGAAATTTGCAAGAAGCCCAAATGCATTGCTATGGGCTACTGTACCGAATGGCTAATAAATACGGGTGAAGAAAATGAAGCCGACTAGAGAATGGTCGCCAGA